TGATCGTGTTATACTTCGAGCTAAACAAGATGTTGCTGTTATAGATTCACAAGAAGGAATTGTATTAAACACGCCCGGAGATGTTTATATTGGTGGAGAAGATGCATCAGAACCATTATCTCACGGATTGATATTACAACAAATTTTACAGTTATTAGTTCAAGCTGTTGGAGCAGGAGCTACCGGGCCAGGTGGTGCACCGTGCGTGACAAATGGTACTGCATTGTTGCAACAAATAGCTACATTGTTACCGGAGTTAAATAGTACTAAATATAAAATAACAAAGACATAATATGGCAGTAGCATTTCCATTTGATCAACTTACAAATAAGCCCGGTGCTGCAATAAATAAATTGCAAACTGCACTAAACAAGGTTATTGCAAAATTAAATCAAAAAGTTTCAGACGTTGTTAGTAAAACTAATACATTATCTAAAAATATTTCATGTAATGATGTTAGAATAAAAGAAATTAAACAATTATTGCAACAAATTCAACGATATATAGAACAAATTCAAAATATATTACGTATTTTAAACATTGTTGTACCGATATTGACAATTGCTGCACAAATTGCTTCAGTTATTATTAATGGCCAATTAGCAATTCCAATTCCGTCTCCCCCAGCAGTAAGTCAAACTTTAGCAGTTCAAAATGAATTGGTTGCAAATATTGCAAAAGCACTTACACAAGCATCTGTTATTTTAGTTATTGTTAATGGCGCAGTATCGGTAGCATCAAAATTAATTGGACCTGTAATTAACACATTATCATCAGTATGTAATACAGAAACGTTTGAAGTCAATCAAATTACTAAAAACGTATTAGATTCAAATACAGAAGTTATAAGTACAACAGATTCTGATTTTTATCGTTTAATAAATGTTTCGCAACAGGATATTGATTTGCGAGAAGAATTAATTGTGCAACTACAAGAACAACAACGATCGTTATTAACTGATTTGTTAGAAGCACCAAGTCGAGTTATTATTAGCACCAGCACAAATCCACCGGATTTTGAACGAGGAAAAGCCGGAGATTATTTTATAAATCAAACTACTAGAACTATATATGGGCCAAAAATTTCAGATACCGAATGGCCCGCGGGCATAAATTACTAAACCTAATATTTATATAAAAGTATTCATATGGATTCAAAAACATTAATAAAAGCACTTAAAATCGCTGTACGCGAAGTTATAAAAGAAGAATTAACTGAGATTCTTCGTGAAGGATTACAATCTACAATTACAGAAATGACACAGCCAAAAAAACAGGTTAAAGTAGATTCAAATAAAGTAATACGAGTTGAACCTAAAATGATTAGTGAATCGGGAAAAAAACAAAAAGTTCAATTTACTGATAATAAATGGGCTGACATTTTAAATGAAACGGATTCATTGTCAGAACCACAACCGATGGCAATGAATAGTTTTAAAGAGATAATGAATGAAGGTATGGAAGAAATTCGCATGACATCTCGAGATGCTGTTAATTTTGGTGCAATGAGACAAAACATGAAAGAAGCTATTGGTGTAGCACCAGTTGCGCCGAAGATTATGGAAGATCCTGAAACGGGTAAAGTCTTTGATGTACCGCAAGAAGTTCAACAAGCAATGACTCGAGATTATTCTGCATTGATGAAAGCAATTAATAAAAAGAAAGGAATGTAACGTGCCTTATTTAGTAGTTAATCCCGCAAATATTGATGAGAATACGCCATATGGGTTGGGCATTTCTACGCAAAATGTGTTTACATCTACATATAAAACTTTAGATCAAACAATCAGTGATTTTAAATTTTTATTGCTAACGATGCCAGGCGAAATTGTCGGCAATCCTAGTTTTGGAACAAATTTGTTAAGAATACTATTTGAGCCAAATAATTCATTCATTAAACAAGATATTGATGAAGAAATACGTAATGCGGTAAGTACTTATTTCGGCGTTGGATTAATCGAAATTACATCAATTGATGTTACTACGCCCGAAGATGATCCGCAACTAACATATGACGTTGTAGTAAAGATACAATTTAATGTTAATGTTGTAGAAGTTGCTTCAGAACTTGTTATATCGGCAACTAATACTGGTACTGTAATTATTCAAAACAATCAAATAGTTGGTGGCAACTAAAGTATATAGGTAGGATGATAAATGGAAAATAATAAAGATGTTTCATATTTAGGAAAAGATTTTGGACAATTTCGGCAAAATTTAATTGATTTTGCTAAACAATACTTTCCTACTACATATACTAATTTCAATGAATCTTCTCCAGGTACATTGTTTATTAATATGGCATCGTATGTAGGAGATGTTCTTTCGTATTATACTGATAATAATTTAAAAGAATCGATGTTGCAATATGCAACAGAACGCGGTAACATATATGATATTGCTAAAACATTAGGATACCAACCAAAAAATTCAGTTCCTGCACATGTAATATTAGATGTATATCAATTAGTTCCTGCTATAGGAACAGGGTCTGCAGTACAGCCGGACTTTAATTATGCATTGTCAATTAAACCAGGAATGCGAATTAAACATGCAACATCAAATTCAGTGTTTAGAACATTGGAATCAGTAGAATTTAGATTTTCATCATCATATGATCCAACTGAAATAACCATATATGAAAGTAACACTACTACAAAATTACCAACATATTATTTGTTAAAAAAACAAGTTCCTGCAGTTTCTGGAGAAATCAAAACGGCTAATTTTTCATTTGGTGCTCCGAAGCCGTATGATAAAGTAGTATTATCTGATTTAAATGTTATTGAAATAATTTCAATTACTGAATCAGATGGTGATAATTGGTATGAAGTTCCATATTTAGCACAAGATACGATATTTGAAGAAGTTCCAAATTTATTAGAGAATGATCCAGACTTTGCTCCATATCGATCATCATCTCCTAGTTTATTAAAACTAAAGAAAACATCAAAACGATTTGTTAGTAGACTGCGTGGAGATAATAAATTAGAAATTCAATTTGGTGCCGGGGTTTCTGATAATAACGATGAAGAAATTATACCAAATCCAAATAATGTTGGAAATGGATTAACTGCGATTCGACGAGGTGTCAATGTAGATATTGATCCATCTAATTTTTTATATACCAGAACATATGGTCAAGCTCCATCTAATACTACATTAACAATTACATATACAGTTGGAAATGGAATTGAAGATAATGTAGATGCAAATACATTAACTAATATTATTGGTATAGATTACGTTGAAGATATCAATTCTACTAATAACATAAACATTGTAAATCTTATAAAATCATCGTTAGCTGTAACAAATGTTAATCCGGCAATTGGTGCAAAGACTGCTGATACATTAGATGATATTAAAAATAATGCACTAGCTAATTTTGCTACACAGAATCGTTTAGTAACTCGAGAAGATTATATAATTCGTACATATTCAATGCCAGCAAAATTTGGAAGTGTTGCTAAAGCATATATCGTTCCTGATGATCAAATTTCGCAGCAGGATTTAGAAAAAAATAGAATTCCAAATCCATATGCAATGAACATGTATATTTTAGGATATAACAAGGACAAACAACTTACTGCGGTTAATGAAGTAATCAAACAAAATTTAAAAACATATTTAGGTTATTATAGAATATTAACAGATGCAGTAAATCTTAAAGATGCATTTATTATTAATATTGGTATTGATTTTGAAATATCAGTATTAACAAATTATAACAGCAACGAAGTATTATTAAAATGTATTAATGATCTACGAGCTTATTTTAATATCGACCGTTGGCAAATAAATCAGCCTATTATAAAATCAGATATTGCAAATTTATTAGGAAACGTTAAAGGCGTACAATCAGTAGTCAATGTTTCATTTAAAAATTTATATGATTCTGATTTAAATTATTCCGGAAATGTATATGATTTAGCTTCAGCTACAAAAAATGGAATAATTTATCCCTCATTAGATCCTAGCATATTTGAAGTTAAATTTCCAAATCGAGATATACGGGGTCGCGTAGTTAATTATTAAGGATTAAAATGTTTAGAATATTTTATGCATCAAAAGATACAACATTGTATGAACGATATGCAAATTACAATACTGGACTAGATGAAATACTAGAAATAGGAAAACGTTTAGATGCTCAAGGAGATACGTTATTAAAATCTAGAAGTATTGTTAAATTTGATATGACTGAAATTTCAGCATCATTATCAAAATATTCTAAAACTGTTAATGATTGTAAATTCATATTAAATTTGTATACATCCCATGCAAAAAATTTACCATCTGACTACATCATTAATGCAAAAATGCTAGGGCAAGATTGGGTTAATGGTACGGGATATTTAGCTGCATTAAACATTGATGGAGCAACATGGTCTGGATCGGCATCTGGATCTACATGGATTTCAGGAAGTCAATACATCAATGTAAATTCTAGTAGTTTGTATATTTCAGGTTCTGGAGCAGGTGGAAATTATCTGTATTATTCTGGATCTGGAAATACATTATCGTTGATCGCATCTGAATCATTTTCTTATCGTACAAGTGACTTGAATATCGACGTAACCGATGCAATTAAAATTTGGTTAAGCGGTAGTAATGGAATATCAATTCCTAACTATGGGTTTTTGCTTCAATTTTCAGATGCAGATGAAGCAAACAATAATGTTGCAGGATATGTAAGATTTTTTAGTAGAGAAACTCACACTATCTATGTACCTAAACTAACAATGTATTTTAATAATACTACGTTTACAACTGGATCATTAACTTCGATTAATTTAGATTCATATGAAATATATACAAAGATTAAACCAACATATAAAGATACAGAAATTTCAAAAATACGTATTTATGCACGAGATAAATATCCGCAAAAATCTGCAACGAATTTATTTCCAATTCAAACCGTAAAATTTCTTCCAACATCGTCTTATTATTCAGTTTCGGATGCAGCTACAGATGAAGTCATAATTCCATACGATGATATTTATACTAAAGTAAGTTGTGATAGTACTAGTAATTTTATCTACATGGACATGAACGGATTAATGCCAGAACGTTATTATAGAATAAATTTAAAATTAGTCGATGGATTTACAGAACAATATATAGATAATCAAATATATTTCAAAGTGATTAGATAATGAATATACCTAAGTTAAATACATCTGCGTTATCACAATTAGATGCGTTTGCGGCTAAACGGCAAACGGAATATCAACGTGATGGTTTAACTAAACTTTCTAACAATGATTCCGTTGTAATTCGAGATGAAAATGGCAATATAGTTTTGCAAGAAGGCATAGAAAAAAATCAGTTATTGGTTATAGAACCAACTACTCAAAGAATTACCAATGCTTCTATGTTGCGAATATTGAACACGCAATTTACGTACTTTAAATTTCCGGCTCGTACTACGGTTATAGAAGATGAGTCAGTTGATTTGGACTTAGATTTAGATTTACAAGCATTAGATCCAGTATTTGCTAGATATCGTCCAAATGAAGATCAAAGAATTGCAGCTAGTTCTGATTATTCGGGTATTGAAATAAGTGAAGTACAAGATGGTATAAATCAACAATCGCCAAATTCTTATACTATATCAAAAGAACTTAAAAATTCTGGTATAGATTTACGATTTAGACTTAAGTTGCAACATCGTTATGATTCTACATCTGGATTTGGAACTGCATATTTTTCTATAATTAAATCAAGTGAACAAGGTTTAGATAGAGCATTTCGCACTTTTGAAAATACTTCAACTTTTCAACCAAACACTCCTGGATCTATTAATCAATACGAAGTACAAAATTTAGAAGTTGATATCATTATACCTAATTCGGAATTTGAAATTGGAGATAGATTTGGAATTGGTGCAAAAGCGGGTCAAAATAATGATACGCAATATCATAC